AGATGATACTAAAAATGCTCGTCTATGTAATCAAAGATACGAGCCAGTAAGAAATAGAGTATTTAGATCTCATGCTTGGAACTGTTTACATAAAAGAGTTCAATTAGCTCAAAACTCTACAGCTCCAATAGTAGAATATGATCATGCTTACGCATTACCTTCTGACTGTTTGCGTGTACTTAAGATACATAATGGTACTACTGATAGCATTGCAACATCATTAGATTATAAATTAGAAGGTAGAAATATCGTAACCGATATAGATACTATTTTTTTAATCTATATTGCATTAGATACTGATCCAAATAATTACGATACATATTTAAGAGAAAGTATTTCACATCAATTAGCAGCCGATCTTTGTTACGCAATAACTAACAATGCAACTCTAGCAAATAATTATATGACTAGAGCTGATGAAAGATTAAGAGAAGCAAGATTTATAGATGCTACTGAAAATAGTTTAGGAACAGTTGAGGCTAATGAGTTTACTGATGCGAGATTATAATGCCAAGAACTACAGCATCAATCAATAGTTTTGTCTCAGGAGAATTTTCTGCAAAGTTAGATGGCAGAACAGATTTTGAAAAATATTCCTCAGGATGTAAGACATTGCAAAATATGTTGGTGCATCCTCAAGGAGCAGCAGCAAGAAGAGTAGGTACTCAATTTATATCAGAAGTTAAAACTAGCTCTGCTAAAACAAGATTAATACCTTTTGAATTTTCTACAACACAAACTTATATTTTAGAATTTGGTAATACTTATATCCGAATGTTTAAGGATAAAGGTCAGATTACTGAAGGTGATAAAACTATATCTGCAATTACTAAAGCTAATCCAGCAGTAGTAACATCAAGTAGTCATGGTTTTTCTAATGGAGACTTTGTAATTATAACTTCAGTTGTAGGTATGACAGAAGTTAATGGTAAAACATTTAAAGTAGCAGACAAAACTACCAACACTTTTGAATTACAAGATGTTGATGGAACAGATATTAACTCATCTGCTTTTACTACTTATTCTTCTGGTGGTGATGCTAATAGAATTTATGAAATATCAAGTCCGTACTTAACAGCAGAATTATTTGAATTGAAGTTCGCACAAAGTGCCGACGTAATGTATATAACTCATCCAAATCACGAAGTGATGAAGTTAAGTAGAACTGGTCATACATCCTGGACATTGACTGAAGTTGCTTTTACAGATGGACCTTATTTATCTACAAATTCTACAGCAACTACTTTAACACCAGCCTCATCAGGAACTGGAACTGGAGTAAACATAACAGCTTCAGCAATTACTGGGATCAATGGTGGTGTTGGATGGTTAGCTACAGATGTTGGAAGAATAATATCTTTTAATTCTGGTAAAGCTAAAATAACAGCTCGTACAAACACTACAGTTGTCGTTGCAACAATAACTACAGCTTTTGCTAATACTGATGCGACAGCGGCTTTTCAGCTTGGAGCATTTTCTGACACTACTGGTCATCCTTCTTGCGTATCGTTCTTTGAACAACGATTAGTTTTTGCTGGAACAACAGATGAGCCACAAACTTTGTATTTCTCTAAATCTGGAGATTATGAAAACATGACTACTGGAACAAATGCTGATGATGCTATGGTTTATACTATTGCCAGTAATCAGGTTAATAAAATTAGATATTTAAAAGCAGTTAGAACTTTATTGATAGGTACTACTGGCGGAGAGTTTTCTGTATCAGCAGATGGAACAGATGCAGCGGTTACACCAACAAATGTAACTATTAAAAGACAATCATCACATGGAGCAGCTAATGTAGATGCTCAACCATCTGGAAATGCTGTATTGTTTTTACAAAGAGCAAAAAGAAAAATTAGAGAACTAGCTTATAACTATGATAGTGATGGTTATGTTGCTCCTGATTTAACTATCCTTAACGAAACTGTTACAGATAGTGGAATTAATGAAATGGCTTATCAACAAGCACCAGATAGTATTTTGTGGTGTGTAAGAGACGATGGAATTTTAGCTGGTTTAACTTATCAAAGAACAGATAATGTTGTTGCTTGGCATAAGCATATACTAGGTGGCAAATCCGATACGACTAAAAATATTATTCAACAAAAAATAGCATTTACTGCAAATACAACCGTTGTAAATGGAACTAATAATACAATTACATTATCATCACATGGATTAGCAACTAACGATCCAGTTTATTATAATGCTTCTACTAATCCGATAACTGGTTTATCAAGTGGATCTCTTTATTTTGTAATAGCAACTGACAGTAATACAATTCAACTTGCTACAACTGCTGCTAACTCTGCGGCTGGAACAGCAATAGGTTTAACTGGACCAAGTTCAGACACTACTCAACATATTTATCAAGGTGTTAATATTTCATCTAATGTTATTTATTCAACATCTCATGGATTTAAAACTGGAGATATAATATTTTATGATAATACTGGAACTGCAATTAGTGGCTTAAGTGAAAATGTTTCTTATTATGTTTCAAGAGTTGATGATGATCAATTCAAACTTTATACAGATAGTAAGCTAGTTAATGTTGTATCTTTAACTTCAGCTCATACATCAGAACAAACAGATAATATTTTACAAGATGCAAAAGTAGAAAGTGTTGCAACTATATCTGGAGATCTAAACGAAGATGAGCTTTGGGTAATAACTCAAAGATGGGTTAATGGAGCTGTTAGACGTTATGTTGAATGTTTTTCTGATTTTGATTTTGATGAGACTGCACCAGAAGATTTTAAATTTTTAGATAGTCATTTATCTTATTCTGGAGTTGCTGTTAGTTCATTATCTGGATTAGATCATTTAGAAGGCGAAACAGTATTTATATTGGCAGATGGAGCTACTCATGCCAACAAAACCGTATCAGATGGAGCAATATCTTTAGACAGATCTTCAAGAAAAGTTACAGTTGGTTTACCTTATAACTCTGTATTACAGACAATGAGAATAGAAGCTGGAGCTGGACAAACAGAAGGAACAGCTCAAGGAAAAATTAAAAGAATATCTAAAGTAGTTTTAAGATTATTTGAAACCGTAGGTGCTAAAGTTGGTCCTTCATTGGATAACCTAGAAACTGTACCATTTAGAACAACATCAGGTGCAATGGATTTACCAGTATCAACATTTATAGCTGGAGATAAAGAAGTAGAATTTTCAGACGATTACAATACAGACGGATTTATTTTTGTGAAACAAGATCAAGCATTACCATTAACTGTATTAGCTTTATATCCAACTATTGTAACAAACGATGGCTAGTGAATTAAAACCTTTTAAACCAGAACACGCAGACAAAATAGTTGCTATAGGCTTAAACGATAAGCTTATGGAAATTGACGCTAGTTATACTGACAATAGAATTTGTGATCATTCACAACCAGGCAATGCTTACACAATGTTTGTAGATGGCAATCCAGTCTTTGCTTGTGGAATAGTAGTTCTTTGGGATGGAGTTGCTGAATGTTGGGTTATGGCATCACAAAATATTTATGACATGAAGTTTTTAGCAGCAAGAACAATATTAGAATTACAAGACAAGCTTTGTAAGAAAAACAAAATTCGAAGATTACAAACATCCGTAAAGGCAGATTTCAAAAGAGGTTTAAGATTAGCTGAATGGTGCGGATTAGAAGTCGAAGGATTAAAAAAAAAATACGGTCCAGATGGATCAGATTATTATCAATTAGGAAAAATATATTAATATGAGTTTTATTGGAGACATTTTTGGTGGTTACGCTGCAAAACAAGTTGGAAAGTTTAATCAAGGTTTACTTAATCAACAAGCATCATTAGAAGCAAGAAATGCTGAAATAAATAAACAAACTTTTTTAACAGTAGATAAACCAAGAATTATTGCACAACACGCTAGAGATAGATCTAACACTCTTGTTAATTTTATTAAAAGTGGTGTTGATGTTAGTAGAATAGATGAAAGTCCTTTTTTAGTAATGTTAGATGAAACTATAGAACAAGGCTTTGATTTAGAAATTGCAGAATTTAATTCAACAACTGCTTATCAAAACCAAATTAACAACGCATCATTATTAAGAGCTAAAGGAGAAGGTGAAGCTTTTAAAGGTGAACTGGCATTTAGAACTGCAATGTTAAAAGCTGCTGGTAAAATGGGTAGCAACTATAATCAAACTGGAAGCTTATTAGGATAATGGCAATAATTAAAATTAATAGATCACAAGCTAGAGTTAATCCAGCACAAACACCTAATCTTTCAGCATTATCATTAGATCAAAACGCAATGATAAATTACGGAAATTCCATAGCTCAAGTTGGTAAAGTTATTGATGATGCTAGAGCTAAAACTAAAAAAACTCAAGATACTAACGATGCTAGAGAATTACTTAATGAAGCAAAAAAAACAGTAATGTTAGAAGCTAATAAATATCAAAAAAGTACAGATGTTTCAGTAGTAGATAATTTTTATGATGCTGTTCATGTAGATAAATTTAAACCTTTATTAAAAGGATATAATAAACAAGTTCAAAATTTATTTATTACTGGTCTTTATAAAGAAAGTAATAAAGTTGGTACTCAACTTTTTGGTTCAGTTTTGCAAGAACATGGAAAGCTAACAATTAGTAATAAGAAAAAAGAATTATTTGAATATGATGTAATGGCATCAGCTAATGATCCAAGAGAAAGAGAAAAAGCTAATACATTAAAAACTGCATTTTATAATAATCCAGAAAATAAAAGTGTATTTGGTGAAAATGGTCTTAACGCTTTAAAGGAAGAAAGCACACTACGTACTTTATCTTTAAGATATAAACTTAATACTAAGAATGATCCATTAAGTGTTTTAATGCTTGGACAAGAAAATATAGAAAATGATGTAGCAAACGAAGGATTAGCAAAACAAATTTATGATAATGCTGGTAAGGCATTAATTTCAAAAGCAGTAGAAGAAAGAAAAATTGAAGATCTACAAATAAAATTTAACAAAGATCAAAAGATGAATAACTTTGCTTATGTTATTTCTAAATTTCAATCCGATACAGACAGCGTTACATTAGATGATATTAATGATCTTTATAAAAAGGATGCTTTAAACTCATCTCAAAGAGACGCTTTATATAATATTTATACTAAAGAAACAGACTTAAGCGATCAGAATGTAATTGATATAATTGAAGGTGCTTTACTAATAGCTGATAGAGTAGAAGATATTGATACACTAAAAGAACAAGTCTTAATGGATAGAGATTATGTTTTAGGTTTAGGTATTACTGACTTTAGTAAATACGAAGCGTTGTTTAATAAGTATCAAAAAGATTTTCCAGCTTTTCAAGAATATCAAACTAATAAAAAATTATTAAATGCCGATCTTGGAAAAATTGAAACTAATGCAGATGATATATTATCTTTTTTATCTGCTTCAGCTTCAGCAGCAAAAGATCCAAAAAAAACTATATTAGCAATTGATCATTATGATAATTTAGTTAAGGATGGAGTAACACCAGCTGATGCTTATTTACAAACTACTGAAAGATTTTTAAGAGGTAGTAATATTTCAAGTATTAAAGATTTTACAACTTTAGCATCTATACAATTAAATGAGCCAACAGATGAAGAAGTTAAAAATCCATCTAAATATACTGAAAATAGAACTAATGAATTAGTGGCTCTTTATAAAGATGGAGCAATAAATATTACAGCATTTTCTAATGATTTAGCTGCTCTTGATAGTGTTGCTCAATTAATAAAATTAAGAACTGATCTAGGAGAAACAGATGTGTTTGGCTTTGGCGAAGCAACTGTTGCATTAGATGAAAAACCAAAACCGAAATAATTATGGAAGAAGAAAACTTTGACTGGCTAGATGCTTATATTACAGCATCAGAAGCTAAAGATATTAAAAATAGTGAAGCGTTCAAATTATTAAATTCAAATAATATTGATACACATGAATTAACTAAACATGAAAAAGACATTCATGCTGGGGAAGTTCAACTTAACTATAAAGACGAAAAAGCAAAAGAAATGGATGGTAGAAGTTTTGTTGAAGGATCTTTTGCTCTACTGCGTGATATGCCAGAAGAAACTTTGAAAGCTTTAATGATGGCTTTTTTAAATGGAACAGATGTATCTGCTAATGCTGTTGGAGTAGTATTTAATGCAATGACTAATTCTAGTCCAGCTATGGCTGAAGCTTTTAAAGAAGGAGATCCAGCAAAATTTAAAAAATTAGTTAATGGAAAAATACAAGAATTTTCAAAATATTTAGATAATGAAAAAACACAAGTTAAAGCTATTGGAGATAGTTCTGGAGAAAACAGCGAAATAGCAAAAATGGTTTCGTGGATTGTTCAAGATACACCTTATGCCATACCTATTAGAAGAAAATTAAAGAATATGGGTTTACCAGAATATGTAGCTTTACCTTTAGCTTATGGGATTGGTAGTGGAATTGCTTTTGATGATGATGCACAAATATTTTTAAATAGTGAACAAGTACAAAATTTTAAAGAAATGGTTGGTGCATTACCAGAAAGTTCTGAAGAAAAGATATTTAATACTACATTTAGAACTCTTGAAGGAACAAGTTTAGGTTTTGCTTTTCCAGCAGTATTTAAAGCTTTAAAATATGCCAAAAATAATATTCCAAAATATATGGATAACCAAATGTCAGTAGCTACTGGAAGTGCAGCAGCAACTACTGCGGCAGTTGAAAAAGTAGAAGAAAAAATTAATGATGATGTATTAAGTAATAATATATCTAATGAAGATAACATCATAAGTAAGGACGAAGTAATAGGACCTGAGATAAATAATGAGACAGAGGATAATTATATGATCCTTAATAGTGATAAAGAAATGTCCTATACTCAATAGTATTTCAAATCTAACACAATTTAGTAATAAAGAAGGTATCTTCAAATATCTTTTTACAAAAAATCATAGGAACAATTAATGGCAATAGCTAAAATATTATCATCAGACATAGCAAAGAAAGTAGTAACAGAAGCTGGAGATCTGATTAAAAATAAAGAAAAGGTAAAGCTAAAAAAAGCTGAAGATTTTATTAAAACACCAAAAAAGAAAATTAAAGTAGGTGATCAAGATGTTAGAGTTACTGAAGATGGAGTTTCTGAAAGTGTTGTAACTATAGATAAAAAATCTTTAAAAGTTAAAAAACCTGATGTTGAGCCTATAGAAGCTCAAGATGCTTTATTAAGATATAATGCAATAAAATTAACTCCAAAAGTTTTAGACGATTTCAATATTAAGAATATGAAATCCGAAAAAGACATACATAAATTTATTCAAGTAATTTCTAAAAAATATGCTGGAGATATAAAAGATAGAACTAGAGGTGTTCAAGACAATATTCAAACTAAAAGACTAGCTACACTAATTGGTAAAGATCCAAAAGAACTAACTAGAACAGTTTTAAATCTTAAAAAAGGCGATACTTTAAACGCAGAATATATGTTAGCTGCTAGAGAATTATTAGCAGCTGGTATGGCTAGACTAGATGATATGGCTAATACCATTACTCAAGGTGGTGGAGTGAACGCTACTGATGCTATGAGATTAGAGTTTAGACAACATTTCGCATTAATGTCTGAATTTCAAAAAATTATTAAAGGTGTTCAAACTGAAACTGCAAGAACTTTGCAGTCAATGAGTATTCCAACAAGAACTAAACAATTTACTAATGTTAATATTGATGATCTTAATACATCAGATTTAATTATTCAAATGGGTGGCGGAGACGAAATTACAAATCTTGCTACTATGTATTTAAAATCTGGTAGCACTCATGCTAAACTAAAATTTACTACAGATACTGGAGGCTTTTTAAATCTTAAAAAAGTTTCAGATAGTATTGCTGAAATATTTATAAATTCTATTTTATCAGCACCAGGTACACACATTAGAAATACTGCTGGAAACTGGGTAGCTCAAGGAATTATTCAAGTTGAAAGAAAACTTGCATCAAAATTATATGGCAATGTAGAAGGTAGCGGTGTTGCTGCTTATTCAGATGTTGCTGCTGCTTACGGCAAGTCAATGGCTAATCAAGAAATGTTTATGGCTTTAAGTAAAACCTTTAAACAAAAAGGCGGCTTTAAAAAAATAATTAAAGAATACGAAACTATTGTTCCAGCAACTCATGGTGGATCTAAATTAGAAATGCGAGGTGAAGCTTTAACAGCATCTAATTTTAACATTGAAAATAAAGCTCTTGGAACTGGTGTTGATTTTTTAGGAAATATTTTAACACTTGGTAGAATACCAACGAAGATGCTTACTACATCTGATAACTTTTTTAAAAACAGAGAATATAGAGCTGCTCTTTTTGAAAATGCTTACACAGA